TTGGATTCTCCTTGGTAGTTTTTAACCACCACCAAGGAGAATATCCATGTCTAACCAAGTGCCTATTCAAACAGTAATCGCCAAGCGTATGCTTGGGCGTTTGCAAAACAAACTGCCAATGACGGCAAACGCGAACAAAGACTTCCAAGCGGATTTGTCTGACTCGCAAAAACGTGCTGGCGGCATCATCAACATCACCAAACCGCCTCTATACAATGTGCGTTCGGGTGAAGTAATGGACATCCAAAATACGGTTGTTCCTGCTATCAGCACCAACCTCAATATGTTTGGCGTTGATATTTCGGCAAGCCAACTCGACCTGCAAATTTCGTATGATGCAGTACAGAACGGCATGATTGACGGCGCTCTTGATGGCGCTGCATCGGCTCTCGCTGCTAAGATTGAAGCTGATGGTTTCGACCTTGCGCTGAAAGTTGCTAACGTTGTTGGTACTCCTGGCACCGAAATCACTGACCCAAGCGTTCTTGCTAAAGCTGGCTCGTTGATTACGTCGAACGGCGCACTCATTGGCCGCAACCGCGTGGGCTTGCTCAACAGCTTCCAAAACGCATCGTTTGCTACTGGCGTTAAGAGCTACTTCAACCCAGTTAGCACTGTAAACGCTGCTTATGCGGATGGTTTGCTTGGTAACGGTTACGGCTTTGACCTGTATGACGAGCCTGTTGCTGGCACGTTTACCGCTGGTACTTACGGTGGTACGCCACTGACCAATGGCGTTCTGACTGAGGGTAACACCATTGTAACTGATGGTTGGACTATCACCACCACGACCTTGAACGTAGGTGATACCTTTACGATTGCTGGCTGCTACAACCGCAACCCGCAAACTGGACGCTCGACTGGCGCGCTCAAGAACTTCGTTGTTGCTACTAAAACCGTTACGGATGGTTCGGGTAACTCGACCATTACGATTGGTGAAGATGGCATCATTCTTAGCGGCCCACGTCAGAACGTCATCAGCGCAACTGGCACTTCGGTTATTGCGGATAACTCGGCAATCACCGTTACTTCGGGTGCTTCGGGTGCTGTGTCGAAACAGTCGCTTGTGTACGACAAAAACGCGTTCACCTTCGCAATGGTTCCACTTGCAAAAGTGCCAAGCAACATGGGCGTTATGTCCACCGTTGTTAGTGATAAGATGAGCGGTTTGTCCATCAGCATGAAAGAGGGGTATGACATTACGAACAACCAGCGCGTTGTACGTTTTGACGTTCTCTACGCATGGTTGGAAACGTACCCACAAATCGCTTGCCGTATTCTCGGTTAATTAACACATTTAAGGAGTATTCACTATGGCTACGGCTACATCTTCTAACAAAACCTCGAAGCTGCAAGCTGGCATTAACGTCTACCCAGACGGTACTGCTGCAAGCGGCACTTTCACGGCAAACGGCACTAGCTCGGTGTCGGTTGCTAACACCAAAATCACCGCAGATTCTAGCGTTATTATCACGTTGAAAACTGTAGGCGGTACGGTAGGCGCAATCCCTGCGATTAAAACCATTACCGCTGGTACTGGCTTTACGGTTGCGGGTACTGCTTCCGATACTTCGGTATATAACTACAAAATTCTGTAGTTATCTAGGGGGTGGCTTAAAACGTCACCCCCTAAATCTTCAAATTCAAAAATGGGTAGGTTATGGCTTACACAGCCCTCAATCTGATAACTGATGTTTTATTGGATATGGGCGTGATTGCCGACCAAGAAACACCTACAGCGTCGCAAAGTGTTGGCGCGCTCACAAAATTAAACGACCTTATCGAATCATGGAATCTTGACCCGCAAAAACTATACGGGGCGACTCAACACATTCTGCCGTTTGTGGCGAATCAGGCGAGCTATACCATCGGTTCGGGTGGCAATCTAAATATCGCTCGCCCTAATGACATTACCGCAGCTTTTGTGCGTAATACCTCAGCAGTTGCTTCACAGCAGCAAGATATACCCATCACCATCCTAAATGACCAGCAATGGGCAGATATTCCCGTTAAGGGTATGGTGGGGACTTACCCCTATGCGGTGTGGTTCAACATGACGAACCCGCTTATTGTGGCCTATATCACCCCTATTGCGACTAGCCCAAACTACAGTTTAATTCTGTGGGATAAAAACGACAACGCAACGCTTGCCTTAAATACGGTTTTGGATTTGCCCGCTGGGTATAAACGTGCGCTGAAATATGGCTTGTTTATCGAGCTTGCTGCGGGCTATCAGATTGAAGTCCCGCAAAGCATTGCGACCTTGGCGGTTACGTCGAAGCTAAGCATTGACCGCCAAAACCTACAGATTAACACATTGGAAACCAGCAACGCTACTCGCTACGATATTTTAAGCAATACCGTAAGGGATTTGTAATATGGAGGCTGGCGTTGTAGGTGGAAGTTCGCAAGAAGCGTCACTGCCATTTAACGCAGAGCGCTCAGTGAATCTGTACGCCGTTCTTGACCAGCAAGGCAAGAAACCAGCTTCTCTTTATTCACGACCGGGCAATGCTTTGTTCGGCACTGTAGGCTCAGGTGCGGGGCGCGGTGCGTTTGTATCTGCCAATAATGGTACGTTCGTTGTTTCTGGCTCAGAGCTTTACGAACTTTCATCCTCTGGCACTGGAACCTTGCGCGGTAGCTTGCTAACCAGTGCGGGAGATATAACCATTGCCGAAAACGGTTCTCAGTTAGCTATTTGTGATGGCACTGATTTATACATTTACACTTACGCTACTAGCGTATTCCAGCGGGTGGTTAGTGCTAATCTTCCAAGCGCAGCTAGTGTTGTTTTCCTTGATGGGTACTTTATTGTTAACCGTTCGGTGACAAGCGGCATCTTCCAAATATCCGCGCCTTATGACGGCCTAACATGGGCGGCCTTAGATTTTGCCACAGCTGAATCTTCGCCAGATAGCTTGCTTCGTGTGGCAGTGATATTCGGGCAATTATGGCTTTTTGGTGCTACGTCTATTGAGCCTTGGAATAACACGGGGAACGCTACTTTCCCATTCCAGCGGGTAAATAGCTCGGCTAGGCTTTCGGTTGGCGTTGCAGCGGCTAGTACGGTTTTAGAGCTTGACAATACAGCTTTTTGGGTTGGTAAGGATATTAACGGCACTGGCATTGTATATAAAGCAGACGGGTTTTCTCCGCAGCGCATTTCGACGGAAGCGATTGAGTTAAGAATCCAAGCCGCTCCGTCCATCTCATCGCTTAAAGCAATGTCCTACCAAGAGGCTGGACATGTGTTTTATATCATCACAGGCGGTGGTATGGAAACTGCCCTTGTTTATGATGTGTCAACAAGATTGTGGTTTGAGTGGGCTTATCTCAATAGTTTTGGTCAATACGAATTACCATTGACTAATGCCTTAATTTATGCGTTTGGCAAAACCTTGGCGCTGGATAGGCTTTCGGGCAAAATCTACCACCAATCGGCTGCATACTATTCCGACAACGGGGATGAGATTGCCCGCGATAGAATCTTCACGCATATTTTTGATAATGCCAATCCATTCCTGATTAAAAATCTCACCGTGTTTTTTGAAACAGGCGTGGGCAATACGACAGCAACAGACCCTAAAGCAATGCTGTATTTGTCGAATGATGGCGGCAGAACGTTCTATACCTACTACGAGGCGCTCATGGGTAAAATGGGCGAGTTTCTCTCCCGTGTGGTGTGGTGGCGGCTGGGTAGGCATAGACAATGCACTTTCCGCGTGAGGGTAACGGATGCTGTGAAAGTTGTGATGACGGGAGGGGCGTTTAACACATGACAGCCTCAATCGCACCTATTGCTGATAAACTACTTGACGACACGGGGAAGCTGCGCCCCTCGTGGGTTGTGTACTTTTCTGGCCTTAACCAAGGCGATGTTGGCACGACTTGGAATCCAACTATTACAAACCTTACAAGCGTTGGTACGCCAACGATTACGGGAGTTTACTATCAAAACGCTGGATTTACTGATTTTGCAGTGAAGATTGTCCCTGCCACTAACACTAGTTCAGTTCTTGGAAGCACGACGATAGCTGTGCCGTTTAGCGTAACAGCGGATACCATTGTAAACGTAGTGACAAGTGGCGGGTATGATTTTGGCCGCATTATATCAAGCAGCAAAACGATATTTTTACCAACATGGTCACTTATCACTGTGCCGCTAACAATAACGGGCAGAGTGAAAAATTAGCTAGAGTTTAACAATATTTTTATGTAATATAAATACGGGGTTTTTATGGAGCAAGAACTAAACGAAATGCCAGAGGAACAGGGGCGCGGTGGCGATACCGTCATGGCTCACCTATCGCTTGGCGAGTTAGTCATTCCGCGTGCGTTCTTGGATGACCCTCGCGTTATGGAAGCGATGAAGCAGCTATTCGATGAAGCTGGTGTCAATATCAATCAATACATCGTGGGTGATGCAGCCAACTCAATCAACCCCGAAACGGGCTACCCTGAGTTCGGATTCTTTAAGAAAGCG